GCTGCTGCATTTTTACTAAATGTTCCAAACGCAGGGTGGTATCTATAATTAATTCTACTGCCTCCGTTAACACCGAAAACAGAACTTGTAGTTTGTGCGACGCGAGAACCTAATCCAAGTGCATTTTCTCTAAAGAAAATCATTACTTTTTGTAGTTCATCTTCTGTGTATCCTGAAGACATTTCATTTAAAGTAGAATCCAACATATTAACTCTATCTATTAAAGCATACGAATCTCCAACAGGATCCGGTATCATAAATACCTCCACAGAATAAACTTGATTAAGTCTATGTACTTGATTATTATAGTAGTTTGGAATTTTATTTAAGTTATTATTTGTATGAAATTCAACAATATTCTTTTTAAATAAAATTGAGTTAACATTACGAATATCTAGTAACGATTGACCAATTAACAGCGACGGGCTGGATATATCGTCTACATTAATTTGATTTAATGGCATCGTATCATAATGAGATAGATTTTCTAAAATCCTTTTTTTAGTTAAAGATTCAACAGAATCAATTTCCCAAACGCCCTTGTTCGACCAAGACCATATACATCCATTTTCAGGTTCAGTATGAATCCATACCCCCACACCGCCACCACCATATAAATTGGTAGTATCTTTTCCTATGAAATAAGGAACTTCTACTTTAAAATTATGCTCTGGAGTTAATTTATTCGCTGTGAGTCCATAAGTTCCTAAATTAAATTTAACTCTAGTTAATCCATCAGATGGCTTTGATCTTATCTTTAGAACAGTATTATCTATTGCAAAATCTTCACCGTCTTCTGTTTCAAAACTAGTATCAATTTTATAAACGGAGAAGTAGTCATTTGGACCAATACCAGAAGGCACAACTAGCTCTACTCCACTAAGGATATGTGGATTTCTAAATTCATATTTTTGAACATAAAGGTCTGATGTAGAACTTGCTACATATGTTCCAGATGCTAGCGCACTTGTAGAGAATATATTTTTATATGAATTTCCTAATCGAACTTCCGATGTGTAAGAGCTAGTAACTAACTCTGGGTAAGTATTGAGCGCAGACCCATAAACATTAAAAGTACCATTGTACAACAGGGGGCCATTAATGTGTGAGAATAAATTAAACCCGCCGTTATCTCTGGATTCTCCTCTTGTTAAACTATGGAAGCCAAAGACTTTTATTAAGTTTAAATACAATTTGTGCAAATCTCTTCCAAACTCAAATCTATAGAAATCTTCAGTTTTTAATGGTTGAGTAGTTAAACTAGAATTTGATATGCATTGGATTACATTGTATACGGAAGGATCTAATCCTTGATATCCAAAATTAGACACAAATTCTTCTGCCAGAGTGTATGCATTACTTTGCATTTTTCTATGCATCACGGGTATAATTGGATCACATTCTCCTCTGGTTGAATATCGAACACAATAGTTTCCATCAACGCTACTAGTTCCTCTAACAGGGAATGTGGCACTAGAATATACTCCGTAAAATTGATTTTCGGAATTTAGGTCCTCGCATCTTGCATACACTTCTGGAATCGTAATGGAGCTTAGTCGATCATACAAGAATGATTGATATGTTGCTACGGGTGCAAACTTACCTGCTGATGGGATGTAACCCAATGGTATGTACGAGTTAAAATTCTGTACATCAGATCCAGCATAGTATCCCGGCATATTAAATCCAGTTCTATCGTACCACCCACCTTTATTTATTAAATTTTGGTAGTTTCTTCTTCTAACAGATGTTCTATCTAATCCAGACAGTCCGATTCCTGATAAGAATACACCATCCCCTAAAGAATCAACTTCTTGTCTAGAGAAGTCTCTATTAAGAGAACTCATGTTCATACCAACTCTAGAGAATCCTGCGAAAACTGAAGATGCTGTAAACACATCCGATGATGGAGAGTATGTTACATTGTTACATACATACTCATCATAACCCGCAGTATCTTCATCAGTAATATTTAAATCTACTAACGGAATAGAGTGAGCAGGAGTGTATTCATAAATTGCCTTTAGGATACTCTTTAAACCATTAGATGTAAATAATGATTTAGCATAAGTACTAAATTCAAATGATGATGCTTCTAAAGATAAGTTGAATGAAGATGACTTAGAATTCCATAAAGGTAAATACTTTACTTTATCCTTCTCAAAGTTTCTTAGAATAGACTCTCTATTCGGTGGATAATTTACACCAGATGTAAAAAATAGCCAACCATTTTTAACAGACAAAATAGAAGTACCTGTTAAAATATTTTGGTTTACATATGTTTTAAACCCATTAACAACATAGCGTGGAACTCCTAGAGATGTAAGTCTTTCCTCTAAGAAATTCATCATTCTTGGATCTATATCACAATATCTGTAATATTTAATTAATTCCCAAGGAGGTATATTGTTTACACCACCTCGATAATCATATTCAGAATTAACAGAGAAAGGAACCCCACCTATTGTAAAATTTTGTGGATATAACGAAAAACATTCACGAAGAATAGCGTCCACGACTGTACGGATGTTGTGATCCATATCAGTGTAAGAGTAACTAGTCACAGGAACTCCTGCCTCTAATGCTTTTGATAGAGTCCAAGACTCATGGCTACTTAATGCTGAACACTCTGTAGCTAAACAATAGTAAATTAGATTAGGGATGTAAGATTCATACAACTCAGTTATTTCAGAGCTAACATTAAATGAAGTATCTCCGAATACTGATTCTAATGTTAATTTAAGAGCTTTCTTCGTTCCTTTAGACTTGTAAACAATCATGGCGTTTTTTAGTTGACCACGCCATTTGTTTGAATCTGCTCCTAAAAGTTCCCAACCTATAAGATCAGCAATCCTAGGCAAATACTCATCTGGGCATCTGTCTATGTCATAGAGTAAATTTAATTTACTAATCTGATCGTCAACATCATACATTGAGTAAGATATTGCTTGTAAAAACTTACTGTATGGGCCTGCTTGTGTAGTATCTTTATTAAACTTGGATGTTGAATTGTATAATTCAAACACATCACGAACGCGAGTATCTTTAGCATCTAAGTATAACGGAGAATATAGTACATCTATCAGAGTGTGTAGCTTATCTAATTGTTGCGTTCCACTAACATATCTACCAGTCCCACTAAGGAACATTGATGGTATTAATTCGTATGTGGAAAATAAAGAACAGGTTGTATAGTTTTTCCAAATATAAGTGGCTACATCTTTTAACGCTTCGTTTAAAGTTATTGGATTGTAATAAAAGAAATTATCTACAATTCTGTCTACAACTAAAGTTGATGGTTGAAAAGCTAAATTGCCGTTAGCAGATGTATTTAACAAGTATAACCAAGATAGATTATTGATAAGGTAATCATGAGCCGATGCTTGAGTAGATAACCCAAACAAATAATTTGGTTTGTTTAACCTTATGTTAGGAATTAAAGTATCTTCTACATAAGATCTAAAATCCGATTCCTTATTAAAATCTTTTAAACTTTTTCCCAATGGAGAAAGTATTTTTTCTTCAAACTCTTGAGTTGTAATATTTGTTAAATTATTTTGTTTTATAAAAAACTGCGAAGCACCAGATAGTGATATGAACTCTGCGCCCTTACCAACCCCAGATATATTAAATACAGTATTTATATTTTTTGCTAAATTTATATGTGATTCTAATAATGTATCTAACGGAGAGAACTGTAACCCAGATAAAGCTAAATCCTCAGTTTGGTATATTTTTGGAGTTATAATGTTTAATACATCTACATAATTTCTCTTGTAGAAATTTGGATCACTCCCACCTTGATTTAGCTTTATATTCATTAAATGCCTACCACATTAATAACAAAGTTGTTTAGCTGTATGATTTCATTGAAATCCACATAAATATCCATGTCTAAATTATCCACGGTAGCAAATCTAACTTCTTGAACTTTTAAAATATCTCTAATTAGTTCTGCACGAATTAATGGTTTACCAAAATCGGTGTTCCCGACATTGAAGAATGATAAGAGTCTATTTCTTACCTTAGCTTTTATTGATTCTTCATTTTGCTGCTGGTACTTATCAATTCTAAGTGTTATAACTAAATCTAAAGTTCTAATCACTCCATCAACTAGAACAATCTCATCAGTTAACATTTTTTTAGGCTCCATTGCTTCTAAAAGATCTTTCTTAAACTGAATACTAGCCTGTTGTAGTTGTATGTTAGATGCTACCTGCAAGAGGTAGATGTCAATTATATTGGCAGAACTATAGGCATCTCTAACTACTGCTTTTGCTTTTCCTGATGCTCCTGTAGTAGTGGCAAAAGAGTTCGCAAATGTGGCGTAGTCTTGAGCAGTTACTAATCTATCTTGAGTCTTAAATATTAGAGGAGCGTACCGTTTAGCTTGATCCACACTCTCAGCATCTCTTCCACCAGAAGCTACTGAAGTGTTTTGTACAGTTGCTTGTTGGCTATTTTCATCAGTGATAGATACATTTATAACTTCATTCGATATATTTCCTCTAGTGCCACCACCAACTCTGTAAGTAACTAAATAAGTAGCGTTTGTTGGAACAGCCTTACCAGTAACACCATCACCAAAAATTACTGTAGCTGAGAAATCGTCTGAATACACTACTTCAAAAACACGATCTCCTCCACCAGAAGTCGAGAATATGTTGTCTACTTGAGTCCACGCGCCCGATGCTGTTAAGTCTGTAGTATCAATAAAAACATTAACACTCTTTTCTACTATAGGAGACTCTGTTAATGTTATGAATTTGTTAGCATTTGTGTCTGAGAACACACCTTGTTGTGAAACTAGAGTGCCTTCTAACAATGCTAGATTAGTCCAAACTGTGCTAGTCTGAGAATCAGATTCAGATCCATAAAGCTCTATACTGGCATCAGAATTTAATGATTCGATTGTACCATTAACAGTTTTGTACAAAGTATAGGATACTTGTGCTCCATCTTCCGGTGAGTTTATGGTAACTACTCTAGATTGAGGAGAAATAACTACTGGGTTAAATAGTGATTGTGTTGGTAATGTAAGTGATGCATTAGCAGCAGCAGATACAGGACCTTTTAATTTTACACCAATTAATTCTAATAGCTTACGAACATTGTTTCTATTTCTTGCGGTAGAAATATAGTTTTCATGAGCTAACATATCAGCTTTTAATGACATGACAGCACCCATGTAAGCTACTAATTCTATTAGCATTACACCTAGGTCAGATTCTGTAAAATTTTGATAATCTAATGGATATACAGCTTTGATATATTCAATCAAAG